TTCTGGTCTGATCTTTTCACCGGAGAGTTCAAGAAGTCGGGCAAGGAATTTTGGGATTTGATGACGTACACAGGCGCACCGGGTGGAGCGGCGGCAGGCGCGGCGGCGGCGGGCGTAACGGGTGTGGCTGGCGCGGCGGGTACGGTTCCTGCTCCTGCAGCGAGTCACGTCACGACCGTCAACAACTACAATCAAGAGACCACGCAGACCGCCCCTAATCAGCAGGCTCCTATCAATCGCGCTGGAGAAAGCGCACAACCCCAGAAGGTGGGTAGATAATGGCGAGCATCAACGCCATCAAGACCATCTCACGCGGGATCGCTCTCCAAGAAGGATTCGGCGCGAAGGCCACCAATATCCCTACGCGGTCCAACAATCCCGGGGACATCAAGTCCAATTCGGCCACCAATCCTGGAGGCATTTACCAGACAGACAAGAAGGGGCACATCATCTACCCCTCCGTGGACGTGGGACAGGCCGCGTTAGAACACCAAGTGAATTTGATGCTCACCCCCGGCTCTAAGAGTCACTTCAATCCAGAAATGACGTTGGCGGAAGTCGGCAAGCTCTATGCGACGGACCCAAACTGGGCGGCGGGTGTTGCCAATCACATTGACCCGGCTGGTCGCGTATCTTCTAACACCAAGATGAAGGACATCGCGGCCTTTGTGGACAACGGTACCATCCCGCCTAAGTCTGACCTGCCAAACGGTTCGGCCAACGGGCCAACCCCTGGTCTGAGTCTCGATGAACAAGATAGGCAAGTGACGGATTACGTTCAGTTAGAGTTAGATCCTGCGTCGGATGCTACCTATCAGCAGTTGAATCCCAGCCTGGTTATCACGGAGAATCTGGACGTATTGCCGTGGTTCCAGGATCAAGGATTAGTCACGGGCAATCCACGTATCCGCAGCTTTGTAACTCCGGTCTCCTTTAAGATGTTGATCGGCGGCGGGACGCTGTCAACTAATGGGCTGTCAGGCACACCGATTGAGGTGCAACTCAACGCTTCGGTGAAGAGTTTTAGCAAGTCATCCAAACACATTTTCAACAAGAAAAACACTCGGACAGGAATCCACATCACTTTCTGGGGTCAACAAGCGGATATGATTGAGGCCCAGTGTTCTACGGGTGTCTTCATGAACCAGTTGGGTCTGACCGATTTCCTCAGCACGGCGGTTGTGAACGACGAAGTGATCAAGCTGTTGAACGAGGGGTTCGCTCACACCATCGACGGCGTAACGGGGGATGTGGATGTGGCACAAGCTGCTATTCAGCAGAAGACCTCCGCTGCTCCGAGTTCATTTCGCGTGGCCGCGCAGGACGCCTTTGTAGAGCTTCTCTCCCTGTTCAAAAACAATGGGAACGTCTACTTTCGAAAGGACAACTACACCGGGCAGCTTTCGGATAATGACCAGGCTGGAATTTCAGCTTGGTCACCCTCAACCGGGTTGACAACCCAGCAGGGAAACTCGCGCAACAACGATGTCATGACACGTGGTGCCATCGCTATGCAATTGAAGAATACCACGTATCTCGGCTATTTCAAGTCCCTGGCCTGGACTCAGGATGCCAACAACCCATTCCAGTGGACTTTCAACTTTGTGTTCCAGGTTGAGAGAACGATCACTGTGTTAGAGTATCCGAGGCTATCTTAATGGCACAAGGGAAGTTAGTACGTCCCGGCAGCGCGGGTGAAAACGATGTCAGCGACCTCCGGCTAACCACTCCGGACTACGCCGAAGTGTCCCCCGTGCAGCTTCCCATTCGCGGGGAGAAGCGTATCATCCCCAGCCTGGTCACGATCGAGGCAACCGAAGCAGAGATTGTTGACGGCATCGCGGCGGGCGGCCAGGATCCCAGCACTCGCGATACCACGATCGACTACGACAGTTTTGTAATCAGCGCGGCGATGCGTCCTTTCGTGGACTACATCGTTGTACGAATCCCCCATCGGGGATTTACCAATGACGTGGCAGACACGTCGCAGTCGGCAGTTTTTCGGTTTCTGATCAACCCGGCTACCGTTCAAATTAGCCACACAACCTTAGACGGACAGTCTATGACTCGCGCCGGATGGCAATTCGGTGTTTGGGGTGACGATGTAGTCGTGATCACGTTGTCCGGCTCTACGGCGGGACAGTATTTCTCGTTAGGATTAACTGATCTTTTTCAAGAGTTTACGCAGTCCTACCGCAACCTCAAGCAGTTGGAGATGGTGTACGAGAACAACGGCTACTGGTTTGAGGGTGAGCAGTTAGGCGAGGGGCCGTTGGCGGCGGACTTCACGCGACGTCGGATCAAGATGCACCAGGACGTAGAATTGGTCTGTGGCAACTTCATCTGGTCCGGCATGTTTGATTCCTTGACGGTTTCCCAGGATGCAGATAAGCCTTTCCAGGCAAACTTCACAATCACTTTCATGGCGTGGAAGGAACGGTTCCGGACCAGCTCGCCGTACATTGACAGCATTCACAACGATGTGCAGCGCGGGCATACCTGGACAGTCTCTACTCAGCCGTCAAAGCCTCAGACTCCTCCGCCCGTACCAGATCCAACACCCGACCAGGAGTTCAACCCACCCGCTGTTAATTCAGAGATCCTGGCACAGAATTTTGTGACCACAGATACTTCAGCCCAGGATCAGACGCCGATGTTTGACGTATTCAACCCTGGTAGTGCGCTGTCAATTTTCGGAAGGTCGTAATGGCGGACGAGCAGACAAATCAGACTCCTCAGGATGCGGCAACGCAGACGCCGGGGGAAACGGTAGACGCCACGGCGACACCAAGTCCCGTTCCGCCTGTCACAAGCATAATCCGAAATGTCCGCCAGACGGCACAAGAGCGCGAGATCATCAAAACCGCGCCGGACATCGTCGTCTATTTGGACGGTCTACCCTACCTGATCAACTCGTACTTGAATGACCCCGTCACGGGCGCGCAGTTTCAGGTGGTCAACTTCAACGACCATGTTCAGAATTTCAATGCGAGTTACGGGTTGGATAATCTGATCCCAACCGGGTCCGTCAACCTCTCCGTTCCTAACCATCAGAAAAGACTTTACCAGTCGCCGGGAGGCAACAACATCATTACCACGATGATGGAGGTCCAGGTTTTTGCCAAAGGGTATTTCTTGTCCAAGCGGGGCAACACAATCTATCACCGAGTCTTTAAGGGGTTAACGTCAAACGTAACCCACACGGACAACGGTAAGACCTTGGAGATTTCGATCCAGATACGCGGTGTCCTTCGTTTCTTGGAGATGATGCAGATCGACGTTCAGCCTTCCCTGGATTCAAACTCGCCCAGGCCCGCCACACCCTATCAGAGCAACCAGTGGAACCTGGATCCCTACATGCAAATTGCAGATACCTTTCTGCGCGGCATGACATTTGAGGGTTTCCAGCTGAACACCATCGCAAACAAGGGACAGACGGTTGCGGGCAGTGAGTTTGCGAGAGCGGTCGAAGCCGACTACGTTGTCAAATGGCAGACCATCTTGAACGGTGTTCGAGCAGATGCTCACGTCATGGGATACATCTTCGGCAGCGTTGAGGGAGCATTGATCAACGCGGTCACTCAGAACTCATCGGCGGTAGGAAATCTTGATCCGGAGGAGGTCGCGGCAGCGCGGGCGTTGGCCAGCAATCTTAAGGAGAGCGATTCCCAGCGCGACGCATTCGTGAACATGATTCGCGGCTACATGCCAGACTTCAAGGTTAGCAACATTCAACTGGTCAACGGGCGCATCGTTCCACGTCTGGAACGCATCCGCACTATTCTTCACACCATCGGCTTTGAAGGTTACCAGGACATCAACGGTGAGGTCATTTTCAAGGCACCGCTTTATAACTTGGATGTGACCAACTTGTCCGCCGCGCCTTCAAATGACAAGGATCTTGGTTCGTCCCCGTTTGACGAAATTTCAGAACAGAATAATCCGTTCGTAGTCTTCCTCTCGGAGATTGAAGGGGAGATAGAAGCTGAAGACGAGTCGGCTATCCGCGCCACGCGTCTTTCTGTTCAGGGCATCTACTCAACCTTGGTGGACGTTAGCGGCGTTCTTCGTCAGGCGGCTTCCCACATTGACATCCCGAAGTTAGCTCGGTTTGGACTTCGCGAGGAGCCTGCTCGCACGGTGCCCTGGATCGCGGAGTCAGACAAGCTGTTGCTGTACACTTATGCGGTCAATGAGTTAGTCCGTTCAAATCGTGGATATCGTACCTATCAATTCACGATGCCGATGCGTCCTGAACTGCGGTTGGGGTTCCCGATGTACATTCCTCACAAGGACATGTACGGTTACATCAAGGCAGTCACGATAAATTATGCCATTGGCGGTGAAGCGACGACGTCCGTTGTGTTGGACACAATTCGTAAACGGCCAATGTTCCCGACCACGCGGAAGACGAAAGCGGTGGACGCGGCAGGGCACGAACAAGAAGAGACGATCCTGACCACACAGCCGAATCTCGTGATGAAGTGGACGAAGTCTTTTGAGCAGACATCGCAGGAGATGGGATTCACGGCGGGTGGCGCTCCGTCAGCTTCGCCGGGCATCGAAGGGGCCGTCCCTTCGGCAAGACCTACGGGAACAGGGGATACTCCCTCCAACGATCCTAGCGTCAACGAGGTGGGCAATTCGGCGACGCAACGGCGGCCTCAAGACGAACCTGTGTACCAAGAACAGCTGAACATGGAGAACTATCGAAAGACCCAGGTGGGTACCGATTGGTCTACGCGCTCGGACACCAAGACACACAACTTCCGCGTCCAGAACGACAACAAGGTTGTCGCGGGTAAACCCGCGCCTTTCTTCAGTCGAGATAATTGGCTCAACCCCAAGACTTCATCCGGCATCAACGCAACTTACTACAACACTATCTTGACGATGCAGCCCTACACCGACGAGAAGGGATACGAAGTTGTGGGTGTTTTCCCCTTGGGCCGCTGGAAGAGTCTGCCCGAAGCGTATAAGGAGACACGTGAGGGCAAGATTGTAGATTACGTGAACCCACAGGCCCAGATTATTTTGAAGCAGCAAGACGCTCTCGT